CCTCAGCGGTCGAGCGCCGAGCCAGGACCGTGGCGCACCTCCCGGACGCCCTACCTCCGGGAGATCCTGGACGCGCTGTCGGTCATGTCGCCGGTCGACGAGGTCGTGATGATCTTCGCCGCCCAGCTCGGGAAGTCCGAGACCCTCCTGAACGAGCTCGGGTACATCGTCGACCACGCCCCGGGCCCCACGCTCTTCGTCCAGCCGACCGTCGAGACCGCCAAGCGGTTCAGCCGGCAGCGGGTAGAGCCCCTATTCTCCATGACCCCGTGCCTCGCCGGAAAGGTCGCGGAGGTGAAGAGCCGGGACTCGCGGAGCTCGATGCTGATGAAGGAGTTCATGGGCGGGCTGCTCATCATCACCGGGGCCAACTCAGCGGTGGGCCTGCGCTCCATGCCGGCCCGCTACCTCCTGCTCGACGAGATCGACGGCTACCCGGCGGACGTGGACGGGGAGGGCGACCCGATCGGGCTGGCCGAGGCGCGCCAGCGCACCTTCGCGCGCCGGAAGACGCTGAAGGCCTCCACCCCCACGGTGGCCGGGGCCTCCGCGATCGAGGCCGCCTACGAGGCGACGGACCAGCGGCGCTACTTCGTCCCGTGCCCGCACTGCGGAGAGTTCCAGATCCTCGCCTTCGGGCAGCTCACGTGGACGAAGCTGCAGCTCCCGCCCGAGCAGGCCGTCTACCTGTGCGCGCACTGCGAGGGCCGCATCGAGGAGCGGCACAAGACGCAGATGCTGGCGGCGGGGAAGTGGCGGCCGACGGCCGAGGGGACGAACCCGAACGCCCGCGGTTACCACCTGAACGCCCTGTACTCCCCGGTGGGGTGGCTGTCCTGGGGGCGGATCGCGAAGCAGTGGGTCGAGGTCCAGAAGAAGCCCGACAAGCTGAAGGTCTTCACGAACACGGTGCTCGCCGAGACCTGGCACGAGAAGGGCGAAGCCCCCGAGTGGCGGACGATCTACGACCGGCGCGAGGACTACCCGCTGGGGACGGTGCCGGCCGGGGGCCTCTTCCTCACCGCCGGGGTCGATGTGCAGAAGGACCGGCTCGTCGTCGAGATCGTGGCGTGGGGCCGGGCGAAGGAGTCGTGGTCGATCGACTACGGGGTGCTGCCCGGGAACACGAACGACTTGACGGAGGCAGGGCCGTGGGGCCAGCTCGACGCGCTGCTCGCCCGGTCTTTCGTTCACGAGAGCGGTGCCGAGCTCGCGGTGCGGATGCTCGCGGTGGACTCCGGTTACAACACGTCGGAGGTCTACACCTGGGCGAAGAAGTACCCGATGAGCCGGGTGGTCGCCGTGAAAGGGCAGGACCAGGGCGGGGCGCTCATCGGCGCGCCGTCGCCGATCGAGATCAACCTCCGCGGGCGGCGCCCGATCCGGGGTTACAAGGTGTGGCCGGTGGTCGGCGGGATCGCCAAGAGCGAGCTGTACGGGGCCGTGCGGCTCGAGCGGCCCCTCGACGGCGAGGTCTGCCCGCCGGGATGGTGCCACTTCCCGCAGTACGACGACGACTACTTCAAGCAGCTCACGGCCGAGCAGCTCGTCTCGAAGCGGAACAAGCGCGGGTTCACGGTCCAGGCGTGGTCGCTGATCCCGGGGCGCGAGAACCACGTGCTCGACGCTCGGGTCTACGCGCGGGCGGCGGCGCAGCTCGTCGGGCTCGACCGATTCCGGGAGAGCGACTGGGTCGCCCTCGAGGGGATGGTCGCGGGAGGGGGACCCCCGCCGGCCCCGGCGCCCCCCGGCGTCCCGCGTGAGCCCTGGCTGCGGAGGCGCGGATGAAGGCGCTCGACGTCCTCGGCACCGGCGTCCGTGCGACCGCGAAGGCGATCGCCGCGGCCGTGGCGCGGGCGCCGCTCCGGAAGCCGAGTCCGGAGGCGCTCGAGGAGTTGCGGCGCCGGGCGGACGTGGACGCCCGCGCCGCGGCGAACCGGGACGAGCGCGAGGCGGAGATGTTCGGGACGTCGCGGTGGCTGCGGCGAAGGTCGCACTGGCTGAGCAGGAGGCCCTAGATGGCATGGACACAGGCGGACCTCGACGCGCTGGACGCCGAGATCAAGACGGTGCAGACGGTCTCCTCGGCGAGCTACGCCGACCAGCAGAACCAGTTTCGGCCGATCGACGACATGCTGAAGCTGCGGGCGACGATGGCGGCAGCGGTCGCGGCCGCGGCCGCCGAAGCCGCCGGCACCGGGTCGACGCGCTACGTCGCGACGAGCAAGGGGGTCTGAGGTGGCAACCCAGAGAGACGTGCGTCCCAACTGGCTCGACCGCGCGGTCGGCTTCCTGTCGCCGGGCGCCGGCCTCCAGCGGATCCGCGCGCGTGTCGCCGGGGACTTCCTGCTGCGCCACTACGAGGGCGCGGCGAGCGGTCGCCGGACCCAGGGCTGGAAGAAGCCGGCGAGCGACGCGAACGCCTCCGCCGGCCCGGCGATCGGGCCTCTGCGCCAGGTGGCCCGCGACCTCGTCCGGAACAACGCCTTTGCCGAGTCCGCGCTGACGACGATCATGGATCACGTCGTCGGGTGGGGCATCGTTCCGAAGCCCAGAAAGGCCAATGCCGCAGCCGCGGCGCTCTGGGACGCCTGGGCCGGGACGACGGCGTGCGACGCGGACGGGCGCAACGACTTCTACGGCCTGCAGAAGCTCGTCATGCGGACCGTCATCGAGTCGGGCGAGGTGCTGATCCGACGTCGAATCCGAAAGCCCGAGGACGGCTTCCCGATCCCGATGCAACTCCAAGTCCTCGACCCCGACTACCTCGACACGGCGAAGCACAACATCACGCTCCCGAACCTCGGGAGGATCGTCCACGGGGTCGAGTTCGACGCGATCGGCCGGCGGGTCGCGTACTGGCTGTTCAAGGAGCACCCGGGCTCCGAGTTCGGGAACGCCGTGGCCTCGGCTCCGGTGCCGGCCGAGAGCGTGCTGCACATCTACCGACAGGATCGACCCGGCCAGGTGCGCGGCGTGTCGTGGTTCGCGCCGGTCATGCTCGCGTGGAAGGACTTCGACGACTTCGACGACGCCACGATGATGAAGCAGAAGGTCGCCGCCTGCCTCGCGGTGGTGATCTCGGACCCGGACGGCTCGAACGTGCCGCTGGGAACGGTCGATTCCGCGTCGCCCTACATCGACAGCCTCGAGCCGGGGGCGGTGGTCCAGGGCCCCCCGGGCCGGACGGTCGAGGTCGTGCAGCCGCCGTCGGTGCGCGACTACCCCGACTACGTCCGGACGAAGCTGCGGGCGATGGCCACAGGCATCGGGATCAGCTACGAGGACCTTACCGGGGACTACACGGCGACGAACTTCAGCAGCGCCCGAATGAGCCGCCTCCGGCACTGGGCGCGGGTCGAGGACTGGCGCTGGAGGATGCTGGTCCCGCAGCTCTGCATCCCCGCCTGGCGGTGGATGACCCAGGCCGCGGCGATCATGGACCTGGGCATCCCGGCCGACCTCGCCGCGGAGTGGACGGGGTCGCCGTTGCCGATGATCGACCCGTCCGCCGAGGGGCTGGCGTACCAGCGGAACATCCGGAGCGGACTTATGAGCCTGTCGGAGGCCCTCCGGGAGCGCGGGTATGACCCCGACGCCGTGCTCGCCGAGATGGCCGACGACAACGAGAAGCTCGACGAGCTGGGCCTCATCCTCGACAGCGACCCGCGGCGGATGACCCAGGCCGGGCAGGCGCAGGCCGTCCCCGGCGCGAGCCCGGCCAGCCCGACGAGTCCTCCGGAGGACATGATGGGCTCGCCCTCGGCCAGCCCGTCGGCGGCCGAATGAGCAGACACGGGAGAGGGAGGAACGGTGCCATGGCGGTGCGACCGGAAAGTCTGGAGACGCCGGAGCGCGGGATGGGGCTGGAGAACCGCGGTCCAGCCGCGGCGGGGCCCCCGTTGCCCGAAGGCGACGAGCGGGAGATGTTCATGGCCCGCCTCGAAGCCGCCCGGCACGTCGAGCCGGAGGGGAAGGACCTCCACTGCCGGGACTGCTTCCGGCGCGGCCGTGACGCCGCCGTGCGGAAGATGGACGAGGGCTGAGGCCATGGACGAACACCGGGCCGCGCCCCTGTCTCCGCGGCAGCGGGACGTGCTCCTGGTGCTGATTCGATTCCGGGCGGCGACCGGCGAGGCCCCGTCGGTGGCCTACGTGGGCCGCCGGCTGGCGCTGAGCCGGA